ATACTTTAATATCAATATATGCATTTGTTCCAATTTTAGATCCAGGTGAATCTGAATGGTAAATTAATGGAATACGTGCATAAGGAATTGGTTCATCAAAGACAACGATCGGAGGATTAGTGAATGTATATCCAGTGCCAGGATTTGTAATATCAACACTAGTAACATTACCATTTGATACAATTGCCGTACCAATAGATACTATATTAACAGTGTCAATATCACTAGTTCTAAGACCAACATTATAAGACAATTCACGAACAACTCCGTTAAGAGTTGCAATTCCCGATCTATATCCAGAACCACTGTTACCAATACTAATTGAGGTTACAGTTCCAAATCCATTGACATTAGCAGTTCCGCCAGCAGCTACTAATGGTTGATAACCATAACCTTCACTAGAACCAACTGAAACAATAATACCACCAACAGGAATACTGCCCGTGTTTACATCATTAGTAACAGATGCCGCAAATCCACTGAATACAATAGACGTGATTCCAGCATTCTCATTAAACTCAAAATCATTAATTCTAGAACCCTGAGATGGAATCTGTGCGATATCATTGATTAAAATAAGACCATGACTGGTGCTGAAACCTTCGACGTTAACTCCATCTTGATTGAGGGTGAAAGTTTTACCAACGCCAGTCAATTGTGGCGATATGGAATCAAATAAGTAATTGGTTGCATAAGTATGCGTAGAAGTTCCAACTAAACCACTTCTGATAAAGGATCTTCCTTGGAAAGTAGATGATGTTTGAATTCCAGTATAATCAATATTATTTGGATCAGTTCCTTCTATTGGAACTACTCCAATGGGAGCAGTGTAGAAATTAATAGTGTTTTTAACAATATTATAACTGCCTGCATATTTTTCAACTTTGGAACCAGAAGAGTGAGTACTAAATCCAGTTCCCATCCACCCTCTTTGAACTGCCAACACGTTGGTGCTTCCAAATCCAACTTGTTTAACCTTCATAAATTCTTCATCAACTTTTAGTAAATCTCCACCAAAGAATGAAGTTATACCAGAAAGTCTCATGAGTTCTCCACCAAAAGACATTTCTTCAATTAAAGAATGATCAACATTACCAGAAATAACTGGATCTTGAATATTATTATCGATAGCAATTATACACTTGGTGTTTTGATCTTGTGATAAGAACTGATGATCGGTTCCAATACCAGTAGTTGTTAGATTTAAATAATCCCCAATCTTAGATGAAAGTGCTTTTGTTGGTGATTCGGCAAGACGAATTATCTTATCATCAACTTTAATAGCGTACACATACTCAGGAAGTTTATCAGTAGTTCCATATCCAGCAATTGTTGTGGTTTCAATTCCAATAGATGATGTCGTTCCGGAACCAGTTGGGTTGTACACCAATCTTTCGCCAGATGTGAAGAAGTGATTTGGCAATAAAATCGTGTCTTCATCGGTATCAACAACCAAAGAATCACTAGCATTAAAGTCTTTACCAAAGATATCAAATCCATCATGAGTTAACTCAAATGCTCTCTTAATATTTGCTTGTGTATTTGTATAAGATCCTCTGAAACTTTCAACTTTGGTGTCAGAAAGGTTCAATTGAAAAAGTTCATCAACACCACCCTTAGTTTCAGAAGCAGAAGTAATGAGAGTTTTAACTCTTACATTTGTAAGAGGTGGTGCAACATAAACTACATTATAGTTATCGCCATCGACGATAGCACTAATGGTGCCAATACCTGAATTTTGAAGAGTATCATCATCCTCAACATTACCATATTGTGATTCATAGATGATCTTGGAACTATCAACCATGTAGATACCTTCAAGCAACTCATATCGATCATTAGTAACATCATGAATGTTAACAAGGATATGAGCGGCTTCCATTTTATCATTACTATTACCAAAAGTAGCAATAGTAGTAATACCAGGAGATCCTGCTGATGGAATATCCGAATATTGTGCTTGAAGATTACCAGTGGTAAAGTCGATTGTGCCAATACCAAGAGTAGATACTCCACCTAAGAATTGTTGAGTAAAGATATTGAAACTAATACCAGTTCCAACTACGCTTGTCTGAGGAGTTGCATTGAGATAATAAACACCCCCAGAAACGTAAGAACTAAACGTTGCAATACTACCGGTAGCACTTATTGCTGCTCCATCGCTTCCGTCCAGATTTGATATATTGGCATACTCAATACCATATGTTAAATTATTATTATGAACTGAGTTGATGTTCAGAACTTCATAATTAGATCCCGCACTCATCTGCACTTGGAACTTATGACCAGCATCATATTGTGAAACTGGAATAGAAAGAATATTAACTGCTGTCGTAATACCAGGGTTAATCTTACTTCCCTTTGAAGATATCTCAACAATATCACCAACAGTGTGAATGCCGACCAACGTAGAAATACCAACAGCATGATGAATATCTCTGTCTACATTGTAGACTAGTCCACGAAGTTCAAAATCATTTGTATCAAAATCATTTGGATAAAATAGCAATTGCCCTTCACTGCCATTGATAATAAAATCAAAATATCCATTTAAGTCCTCTACACCATCTGTAATAGCATACTCTTGAATGTAACTATTATCATCATCATCGATCATAAGTTCGACGATTTCCATTTTTCTAGAATCAATAAATTGCTTATCGCTGGTTAAGATAAAATACTTTCTAGAACGAGTTCCTGAAATTGGAAAAATGTCAACAACTTCAAATCTAGATGCTCTTGGAAGATTATTGAATTGATCAGAAATGTTGTCAATTTTTAATACCCTATTACCAATAGACTCTTCAAAATCTGTAATTGGAATATTTCTTGTGGTAATTTCATCAGAAAGGAAAGACCCGGAAATAAGTTTTGAATTTTCAGAAACAAAATCAAAGTCATATCTACAATATGTTTCTAACTGTGTAACCATGTCTACAAGTAACTCAATATCGTTACTAGATACCGATGCCTTATTGAAAGTTTCATCCCTAGATTCAATTTGTAAATCAGCAAATTTCTTAAATCCACCAGTATGATTCATGGAAGAAACAATATCGTTCCAAGTATCATATGCAATTTGTGATTTTAGAGAGTATGAGAAATATTGATAATAATCACTATCAATCATTCTTTGAGCATTTACACTTGGTTTGCCAGTATCTTTCTGCCATCCCAAACGAATTTCTTCGACACTTACAATATCATAGAAAGAATCTACATTAATTTTTTCAGTTACTTTGCCTATTGTTCCAGAACCAAGACCTCTTACAGTATCACCAACAAAAACTTCTTTGGCAGAATTAATTTTTAAAATCTTATTAGAATTATCCCAAGATGATACTTTTCCATTTTTTGAGTCTAAGACATTTGTAATTGCAACATCTTCATTAATTGAGAAGTTGTTCTTTTTGAGATTTGGAGTGAAAATTGGAAAATCTTTAAAAGGAATAATTCTTCCCGAAGATTTTGTGTTTACATATGTTCCAGGATTGGTTACCGTAGAATCTAACTGATAAGTTACAGATCCAATACCACCAATGTTTGCATCAACCTTAGTAACCTCAAAAAACTTAAAGTTGTAATCTGTGGAGTTATAACCAGTTCCTTCTGATGAAATACCAATACCTTCAACAAATACTTTTTTACCAACTTCAAATGGGAAAGATGAAGATGTTGAGAATCCAGTAATTAACTGAATAGTAACTTCATTGGTAAGTGTATTAAATCCAACAGTACTAATACCAACACCATTGGGGTTATTGATAGTAATAATGTTAGGAACAACATCAGAAAGATTCTTAGCATTTTCTCTGATATTGATCTTGGAAATAGAACCGTTTTTAACTTCTGCTTGAAGAACTACATTCTCAATTTTTTTATTGGTAACCTGATCAATAACAACTAAACTAGGTTCAATATTATATCCATTACCACCAGAAGAAATTCCAACACTGACAAAAGAATTTAATTCTTCAATTCTTAAAATTTCAGGAACATTAGCAATTACTTTAAGAGTTGGATCTGATGGGTAATTATATCCAATACTTTTCTTACGAGTTTTAACAATAGATCCCATGTTACCATCAAGTCTAACCAATCCACCAGAACCAGTAGTAGATCCGATGGAAGCTACTCCTGGTAACTCCGTATAGTTTACATTATTAGTTTTAACATTAATTGAATCGATCGCTCCTGTTGCGTTGAGTGATTTGTGGGTATAATAAAAAGTGCCATCAGTTTTTGAAGTATAAGAAGATATTTCTGGTTTTGAATTTAGAATAAATTCAAATGTAGTTGTGCCAATACCAGTCGGATACTCATCAACCTGATATACACTATTAACAACGTTAATAGTATTAGAAGAACTTTGCTCAGTATCCTGA